GCTCATACGGATCGCTGGGGTAGTTATGTCAGAATATTCCGTTGGCTCAATGCGCGAGCAAATAACCATCCAGACTGAGGCTAGGTCTGCTGATGGGGGTGGTGGCTATACGCAATCATTTACAACCAACTTCACAACNTACGCATCGGTAAAGCCTCTTACTGGGAAAGAGCAGTACAAAAGAGGCCAGCTACATGACACGACAATGTTTGAGTTTGTTATACGCTACAGGTCAGATAAGACCGTAACCGCTGCCAACCGTATTCTGTGGGGTTCTAGGGCGTTTCAGGTAAAAAGCGTAATAAACCACTTGGAGCGAGGTAAGTACCTTGTCATGCGGGCTGAGGAGAACGTAGCCACATGATTAAGAATAAGCAGCAGTTTATTAAAAAGCTGGACACGCAACTGACCAAAATGCCTGAGATTAATATCCGGCGGGCCATGACCAAGTCCGGTATGCTGGTGCGAAACGAGGCGATTAACAGTATTGCCAGAGGCGTAAAGACAGGGCCGATAGTCACTAAATACAACCCATCTAGGACTCACCAAGCATCGGCGGCTGGGGAGGCTCCTGCATCTGATACGGGGCGGCTTGTAAATAGCATATCGCAAGACGTTGTAAGAGAGGGCCGTAACTTTGTTGGTAGAGTTATTGCATCAGCGGATTACGCAATACATCTAGAGTTCGGCACTTCCAAGATGGCGGCTAGGCCGTTTTTGCAGCCAGCGCTTAGAAAAAACGCAAAGAAGATAAGAGCCATATTCGTAAGAGAGGGCATCATAAGTTGACTATAGGCCAGTTTTCTCTACAGCAAGCGGTTTATACAGCGCTTTCCTCAGATAATACCCTTACCTCTAGCTTGGGGGCGGGAGTCTTTGATGATGTTCCTCAAGACAGCGGATATCCGTATGTTCAAATAGGCGAGGATGTTTCGTTAGATTACTCAACCAAAGATTCGGTTGGCAGCGAAGTCACCTTAAATCTGCACGTTTGGAGCCAAGGACACGGGGCCAAGGAGACAAAGCAGATTATGGACAGGGTTCATACTTTACTGCATGATGTATCCCTGTCCGTTACGGGGTATAATTTTATAAACGGACGCTTTGAATTTAGTGACGTTTTACGCGACCCAGATGGGATAACAAGACACGGTGTCATGAGATTTCGTGCGGTAATGTTAGGCACTACTTAAACCACGAGGTGAAACTATGGCGGCTCAAAAAGGTTCTGCCGTTCTCATTAAGATTGATATTAGCGGCACTGCAACCACCGTTGGGGGTCTGCGATCTTCTACCATTACGCTTAATGAGGAAATGGTAGATATTACAAACAAGGACAGCGCGAATGTTAGAACTCTGCTTCCCGCTGCTGGCGTACAGTCATTAACTATTTCTGGCTCTGGTGTTTTTACAGATTCCACATCTGAGGTTGCAATGCGAACCGCATTCGGTGGCTCGGCGCTTCAGGATATGGACTTTGTCATTCCAGATTTAGGCACTTATGCCGGAAACTTCCTGTGTACTAGTCTAGAATATGCTGGCGAGTACAACGGCGAGGCCACTTACAGCATGACGTATGAAAGCGGCGGCGCAATCACATTCACTGCTGCGTAAGGTGAAATAGATGTCTTGGCAAAGCGTGAAGGTCAAAGTAGGCGGCGATGAATATGAGGCCATGATGCGGGGAGATGAGATATTCATCCCCATGATGACTGACGAGGAACTGCCTACTGTTGAAATTGATGGCAAGTCCAGAGAAGTATTATCAGTTCGTGTAGATGAGCGTGATGGCGTTGTCTATGTAACGGTTAAACCAGAAGGTTCAAAAAAAGGGAGTAAGTCAGATGACGAACCCGTTGAAGGGCGAGATGATGATAACGCTGGGGGAAACGGAGTATAAAGCCCGTCTAACCGTTGACGCTATTATCAAAATAGAGACGGCGCTGGATAAAGGCATACTCCAGATAACCCAAAGACTAGGAGAGGCAGACATAAGAGTGTCTGACCTGCGGACGGTCTTGCTTTATGCGCTGCGAGGCGGCGGCAAAGATTTTGCAGAAAGAGATATAAACAACATAATCTCTGACTGCGGGATAGTTGAATGCTGCCGTGCTGTCGCCCAACTATTGACCGCTTCCTTGGTCGCTCAAGATGAGCAAGAACAATCAAGTTAGCGAGATAGACTGGCAAAGACTCTATCAGGTTTGTGTTGGCATGATTGGAATACAGCCTGACAGCTTCTGGGATATGTCCCCACGCGAAATATACCTTGCCATAGACGGATTTAAGGAGTTTAACGGCGCGCAAAGTGACAAACCGTTAAGCAAAAATGAGCTTGAAGAGCTTATGGAGTTACATCCAGACTAATGGCTACTACCGTTGATGAGCTAATTGTTGAAATTAAGGCTGACCTTAAAGGGGTCACTCGCGGCCTTAATAATGTCAAGAAGCAGCTTAATTCTGCTGATCGCAGCACTCAAAGATTGTCTGGTGCTTTGCGGAGATTAACCCCAATACTTGCGGGACTTGCATCAGCGCAAACTGTTAAAAATGTGGTCGCGATTGGCGATGAGTTTGAGCGTCTTAATATTTCTCTTTCAACAATGTTTGGAGGAGAGGCTGGTGGGGCTGCTGCTTTTGATAGAATCAAAGACTTCGCTAGAGAAACACCTTTTCAGTTAGAGGATGTCACCAAGGCATTTATATCTCTTAAATCTCAAGGAATAGAACCAAACGAGCAAGTGTTGGCTGCGTTTGGTGATGCGGCAAGCGCAACGCTTACTCCGCTTGAGTCATTTAACTCTCTTGTAAGAATGCTGGGGCGATCCACTCAAGGAGCTTTAGGTCTTGAAGACTTAAATCAACTTGCAGATCGCGGCATTCCTGTATTTAAGATTCTTGAGGAAAGAATAGGAAAGACTAGGCTTGAGGTTTCTGAGTTTGGCAAAACCTCTGAGGGCGCAGCGACAATCATGCGAGAGTTGTCAGCGGGTCTTGAGGATAGCTTTGGCGGACTCATGCAAGCCCAAATGGATACGTTTGGGGTTAAGTTCAGTAACGTACAAATCGCATTTAAAGAGTTTGCTAACGAGGTTTTTCAGTCCGGCCTTGGTCAAATATTTAAGGATATGGCTGACTCTACTGCTGAGATGGTTGCGGGTTTTGCTGAATCCATGCGTGTTCAGCGAGAAGGCGGAACAATAAAGCCTTTTATCCAAGAATTAATTAATGAGGAGAGCTTTCAAGAAGCAAAAATTCAGATCAGGCATCAAATAGAAGCACTGGCTGATGAGATTGACAAAACCGTAAGGATTAGAGCGAAAATAGCATCAGCAACAGAAGGCAATTTTATATTAGATCAGTTTGAGAAGATTGGTTTTAGCAGCACAGAGGCGGCAGATGAAAACATACTTCAAATGGGGAGAACCCTCGCCAATCTGCAAGCAATATTAAATGACTTGCCGGATACCGCAATAGAAATAGTAAGTGGGGACAGCGGCCCAACCACGGAGCAAGTAGACGCACTGGCGGCAATGAAAGGGCTGCTTGAAGATACTATAACTCCGTTAGAGGCGATAAATACTCTATTTGACCAGCTTGACGAAGTAATTGAGAGCGGGCTTGGAGATTTTACAACAGACCAGTTGGTTCGCTTAATGAATCACCTTGACGAACTAAAAGCGGATCTTGAAGAAACCTCAACCACATTTAAGGACGTTATGGCTCCGGCTATAGCTAGCGCAGCTCAATCATTTACCTCAGACTTTGTAAACTCATTAATGGAAGGCGAAAGCGCTCTAGAATCGTTTAAGAATTTCGCTAAAGATATAGTTAGTCAAATAATTACAACCTTTTTACAGATGGCCGTAGTTAATAACATCCTAAATTCTGTATTTGGATTAACTGGTGATGCTGCCCTTCCCACTTTCCCCATTGGAAAAGCGGGTGGAGGAAATGTCAGCAGGGGGCAGCCTTACCTAGTTGGTGAGCGCGGGCCAGAGCTATTCATGCCCAACACGGGCGGAAGAATAATGAACAATGCTGACACTAGAAACGCTGGAACTGGTGGCGATGTGGTGGTCAATCAAACAATTAATCTGTCAGCGGGTGTTGTTGGTACAGTAAGGTCAGAGGTGCAGCGTATGCTGCCTGAGATAGCTAATGTCGCAAAGGTTGGCGTACTGGAAGCCACAAGGCGCGGCGGAACGTACCGTAGGGGGCTGCTAGGCTCATGAATAAGCTAATCGCTATGCCGACAACCCCTAACTTCACACAAAGTGATTTTAGTCTTGCGCGGGCTGTGGGGGCCACATCAAGCCCTTTCTCTGGCAAGCAGCGAACACAAGAATTTGACCTTGTATCATGGGAAGGCACAGCAACACTTCCGCCCATGAATAGGTCACAGGCCGTAAACTGGCAAGCCTTCTTATTGGAATGTGTAGGCACTAAAAATCATTTTCACTTCATTGACCCAGACGCTAAAACGCCCACGGGTGCATATGATGGCGGATACCTAGCTGGAGAGATACGGGTAAACAGCGGAACCAATGTAACCAGCGCAACCCTGTCCTTTGCTGCTTCCACAGGAACCATCACCTCAACATCTGATGTGTTTGATGGCTTGGTGGTCAATGATTTCATTACGGTATCTGGAGCTAACAATACTGAAAACAACGGTACGTTTAAGGTTACAACTAAAACGTCTGATGCAGTTGTGGTTGTAGACGCATCTTTTATCACAGAGTCCAGCACGGCGAACTGCAAAATAAGCCAGAATATTAAAGGCTCTGAAGCCTTATCCCTTGCGGCATCTAGCAACACAGCGGCGGGAACTATTAAAAAAGGTGATTACTTAGCTATATATGACGGCGCTGCC